AGCCCGCCGTGGATAATCTTCTGCGCATAGGCTCCGCTTACATTGGTGCCGTCAAAGTAAGCCATCACCCATACGTCATCATCCAGCGCGGGCGGGGTGTCCGAGTGCAGGAATACCGTCGGGCTGTCCTTGTCCCAATAAATGAACGCATGCGCGGTGCCGGTGGTCTCCGCTGCAATGGTATACTCGGCGTCCTCATACCACAGCTTGCCGGTAGTCCATGTCACTTTACCGGCGGCAACGGTGTAATTAATGCCGGATGTCATCGGCACATCCAGCGAATAATTGGTGAGCGCATACGGGTTGGTGGTCTGCGTCTCCTCGCTGCACTTGGTGCCCTCGCCGAATGGGTCGACCGCGGCCACGGTCACATAATAGGTGTTCTCTGATTCCGGGTCAAACGTGTAATTAGTGGCGTTGACAAAAGCCACTAGCGTATTGGCCGGGCTGGAGGTCTTGGCGTAGACATTATAGCCGATGATATCCGAGCCAGCCGGGGCTGTCCATGAGATAAACAGCTTGCCTTGCCCAGGCGTCAGGGTCAGGCCGGTAGGCGCGCCGGGCGCTGCGTTGTCGTCGTCGCAGTTCTGCGAGGCCGATTGCGCCAGCGTGGTCAGCTTGTAAACGGTAAAATACGGATGCCGGATGGCCGTGCCGGAGTTGTCGGCGGCGTTGTTCTCGTAGGTATAGATATACGGCGGGCTGGCAATGTTCTCGGTACGGACAAGCGCAGTCCGGGCAGCGTCCGAGTAGACCTTGATCTGGTACTTAACAAAGTCCTTGTCCTCGGTGTGCTCCCACGTCAGGAAGCAGTCTCGGCCGCTAAAGTCGATCGTGATGGCACCCAGCACCGGGTCGGCTTTGGTCAGCGCAAGAGAGTCGGCGGTGTCCGAATAGTTGTCCGACAAGTCGCGGGCCTTGATGTAAAACGTGTAACTGGTCAGCGCAGGGTTGGCCATGATATAGGCCGTGCCCTTGCCCTGATAGACCAGATTAGTGGAGTTGCCCCAGTTGGTATCGGTGCGCACCTCGTAAAATGCCAAGTCCGCATCCGTGACCGGCAGCCACTCCAAGTACACCTCCTGGTAGAAGGTGCAGTTAATATCGTTAAACTCTACATCGGCAGGCGGCGTAGTTTTTCCGGCCAGAGTGATCGTATCAGACGGCGAGGTGCCAAAATCGGTCTTGATGCCAGAGAGCTGGTTGACCGTCTGCACCACCACGTCGTATTGCCCGGCCCCGTCGGTGTTGATGTAGGCCAGATTGTCGGTCGATAGCTCCCAGTAGATATAATCGGCGGCCGCGTGCAGCTTGTACCATACGATGTACTGGAGCGGAAATTGATAGTCCGGCACTGTCCAGTCAACCTTGATCTGCGGGATGTAGGTGCCGTCATCGCCCTGCGCATGGCTCTCGGTCAGGGTCAGGCCGGTCACGATTGGCGGCAGCTCGTTCGGGTTGGGGAGCGTGGAACCTTCCGGCGGGGTATAGGGCAGCCCCTCGTCTGAGTACAGGTCAGAGTCGTACTCCTCGCAGGTGATCTCAAGCTCATCATTGGAGTCCTCGACCACTGAGATGATGCGGAAGTCCTTGGCCGTCCACCCGGGGACGGTGTGTGTTATCTCGCAGACATCGCCGGGGGCAACGTTGCAGTGGTTAATCGATACTTTAAACGAGCAGCCGTAGGTAGAATATATCGTCTTGTTGAGGTAATACTTGGCCATCCGGCTGGCCTGGCTGTACCGGTTGATGCAAGTAAGCTGAATCTCCTCAAAGTTGCGGCCGTAACTATCAATCAGCGTCTGATCCTTGACGTTGACATAGCTGGCCTTGAAGTCATTGGCCGCATCGTAGTACATCACCGATACGTCATTGGGCGCTTCACTCTTGTCGATCATCCAGAAGTTGAAGCTCCCGGCAATGATGTTGTCCATTGTGAATGTGTGCGAGCTGGAGGCCGAGCAGTCCACGCCGATATTGATCTTGCCGTCCAGCGTGTAGAGGTATCCGCCGAATGAGGCCAGCACTGCGTTGATGCGGTCGGCCACGGTATCCTTGTCGTCAAACACCACGTCGCAGCGGTGTCGCGGCTCGGTGGTGCCCTCGTCTGTGGTCACGGAGGTATCGTTGTAGCTTGCCACTGCCGTAAAGCTGGAGGCGTTGATCAGCGCGGTGGGGATATCTGCGCCATAGCGGGCGCTGGTCAAGAGGTCATAGACTACCCAAGCGGGTGTGCGGCTGTAATTGGGCGATGCGTCGCCGTCATAGATGAGCTTGCCGCGCACGGTAACTTTGATGTCGTTAATGTGGCCCTTGAACAACTCAGAGTCTACGACGGTAAGCGCAACATAGGCCGTATGCGCAAACGCGGTCAGCTCTTTAGGCGCGTACTTGATGAGCACCTGGGGCGCACCAGCTGCGTCCCGGCTGGTAAATACCGCCTGCGCGACGCCCGTACTGCTGTTGACAACAGATATGCCGATGCCGACGATCTTTGAGGCGTCATAGTCAAAAGTATCTTTTACCCACTGGCTGATATTGATATCATAATATTCTTGCGTGCCATTGAACAGGCTGCCGCTGACCGTGGTGATCTGGTCGCCGAATGCGGGCTTGTTTGACCATTTTACCGTTGACTCGGTCCATGAATCGTCGGCCATTTCATAGACGTAGACGGTATGGTCTGAGGTCAGGCTTGTGCTGTTTTTGTATAACCGCAAATAGGCGCTTGTGATATCGCTTGAGGCGGTCAGGTTAAGCGCAGCAATGCTGAACTTTAAAAACATGTACTTGCTTTTATTGTCGCCGTTGTCATCCTCGATATACAGCCGCTTGGTCGATGACCAGTCCTGCACCGTATCATCGCCCTCGTCTACATAATTATTCTCATAGCAGGTCACGTACATGGTTGATGTAGTAAAGCGGGCGTCTGTGGTCTGCGCGGCAGTGCCGTAATACGGGGTATAGCTGCAGCCTTGATAGGTGTCCGGCGCAACGGGGATATTGACGCCGTTGATGCGCACCGAGTCAATACCCTCAATCTGGCCCTCGCAGAGTCCGACGGCTAAATTGTTGGTGGCGCTGGTGGTATCCTCTTTGTAGATGATATTGCCGGTTACTTCGCAGTTGCCATAGACCAGCGGCACCGGCGCGTTGGCCGTTGCCGAGACCTCAATGGATCCGCCCTTGTAGCCGGCCTTTTTAGGCGCGGGTTTGAAAAAGTACCGGAACGCCCCGTATAGAAGCGCCGCGGCCTGCAGGTATGGGAACGCCATTACAACACCCTCGATGGTATGTAGACAAAGCCGCCGAACCGCTGCACGTTGTCATTGGTCACGCAGTTGGCCAGCGTCTTGTTGCATGTGCCGCCGGTGTCCCCGCACTCGGTGCCGCCGTACTCCCACGGGCAAAGATTCTGATACAGCCGGCCGGCCTGTTTGGCCAGTCGCGCCATCGGGCTAACCACCATCACCTCTACGTTGGACTGATTGACCACCGGCGCGGACATGGTGCCTGCAAAGACGGTCATGGCATAGGCCGAGTCGGAGAGCAGGTTGCCGAATACCCGCTTGATGGTCAGCACCCGGCCCGGCCAGTCGTAATTGACCACATACGAGGAGAGGCTGTTGCCGGTGTTGTCCATGCGCACGGCGACGCGGTCAATGCCGCCGGTGATCTGGTTTGTGACAGCGCCGAACTGGAAGCCCCAGCCGGTATAGGTCGAGCCGCCGGAGGACGGGAATACCACGTCTGCGTTGGTGCCAGCCAGCCGGAGCGTTGAGCCGGTCAGGGCCAGCTCCAACAGATAGATGGGATTGTTAGCCGATTTCTGCGCCTCGGTAAGCGCAGTGGCGTTAACGGTTTTGGGCATTATATGACCTCGATAAAGTCGAACTCCAGCCGCACCGCCGATGTAGTCAGGTATTGCAGTTGCAGGCTGTCCTCCACAAAGCGCACTGTGTAGCTGGTTGTGTCGGCCGGGTTGGTCCAGCTCATCGTTGCATAGGCGCCCTTCATGGCCTCAAACTCGGCCAGTATCAGCGCGGCAGTGGCGGCGGGCAGGGCGTTGTAGACCAGATGGAACCGCTTGCGGTCGGCCGCCCACTTCTGGCGGCGCTGCTCCTTGCCGGTCTCAAACTCGCTGATTTCTGTCTTGAACTGTGGCCCGTAGGTGTAGACAAACTGCGGGGACCAGTCGGCACTCCATGCCATTACATCGCCCTCCCGTACTGCTGCTGCTCCCAGACCACGCCGGTAATGACTCCGGCATTACGGCGGGCCAGCGTCTCAAAGCTCGCGGCATCGACGGCGTTGATGTTGATGGTGGT